TAACCAGAACCTACTAAATGCACATTAATAGCTTTCTGATATCCTTCCTTAAGTCTATCATTAGACACCACAAAATATCCATAATACAACGCTTCCTTCTCTCCACTCAATTTATCTGTAGGAGTTAACTTAGTTTCTGTTATACCGATATAAATTTTATCGTTTCTTTCAAAAGTTGTAACTGCGTGGTGATCTGGTTGTATTGGATTTTCTGACCACTCAATAAACTGATCTCTCATCTCGAGAGGATTGCCAATTTCTTGTTTAAAGAAATTCCAAGTTTGTTGAGGGATATGTTGAAAAGGTTCTTCACCTCTTTCTCTAGCATCTAATTCTTTAATCCAATCAGATTCTGAAGCAGGTATTGCTTCCACAGGTTTGTTATTCTGCTTAACCTGCTTTTCTAACAATTGAATTAATCGGTCTGCTACTTGTTGTTTAGTAATTTTATTTAATTTAGTCATTTTATAATCATCCTTTATAAGTTATTAAGTTATTAAAATGTTGAATTTCCCAACCCAACAAATATACTATAGCATATTTCAATGAAAAAGTAAAGTGTTATTTTTAATTATTTTTAATTATTTTTTAAAAATCTTGTTTCCACATAAAGCTATGTATCAGAATACTTAGCGTAGTCGCCGCGATTAAGATGTATAAATAATGTATCATTTTTTAGCTGATTTCATCATACGATTACCGAACCAGAATGCTATAACAGCACTAAACATAGCTTGTGTTTCTAAATCCCATGCAGCAACAATTCCTTCTAAAACATCTCCACCACCTTGAACTGCCATAATAACTTGTGTTACTTTAACAAAAGCAAAAACAGAAAATAGCAAGTAAGTAATAACAGGTCGGACTGATGCTTGCAATGCGCCAATAAATTTAGAAGAATTATTTTTAGCAAGTTGTTCAGCATGAGCATAAATAGCTTTTGCTTCTGCAATATCTGCTTCTGCGTCTAGCTCTTGTATTTTATATTTAGACATTTGCTCAGCATATTTTGCTTTTGCCTCAAGCATAAGTAGGTCTTGTTTAAATTTGGCTTTCTTTTCAAAGAACCCTAAAACACTTGGCAAAAAAGATGTGCCAAATCCGAGTAACGATCCCAGTAAACTAATCATTTTGTTTCTCCCATATTATCAGATATATCTTCTACAGTATCTTTAATAGCTTCAATGTTAGCATCAATTCTAGCAGAAGTGACTGCTTGAAGTTGAACAGCTTCTTCTAATTTAATTAACCTTCCTTGAATTTGAGCAATGTCTTCTTCATGATCATTTATAGTTGACATCATCATTGAAAAAGACCATACAATAGCAAATGCCTGTATGCCTAATCCTAATAAAAATGTTGTAGTTATATTTTTATCTATTTTCCATTCACTCATGGTAATTCCTTTAATTCTTTTAATTTAGAAACTTCTTCTTTTAGCATTTCAATTTCCATGTCTTGACGAGCATCATCAGGTAAAGCACCAAATTCTCCTCTTGGCCATTTTATTCTAAACTCTGAATTAAGAACTATATCTTTGTTTTGTAGATCTAACTCTCTTTCTAAAAGATTAAGTCTTTCACTAATTCCAAAATAACCCCATACTGCTACTGCAACAGTTCCAATGATAGCAATTAAGTTTCTTAACGGTATTGCTATTATTGAATTGTCAGAAACATTTAAACTTTTGTCTGCCATTTATGCTCCTTTTTATCCATTAACTGAATAAGAAATAACAAAGAAAGGATCGCTGTCATCTCTTGTGCTGTCAATTACTCCTAATGAAAAACCAGAATTAAAATCAATAGATACTCCATAATCTGTTTCGTCATCATCAACATCATAATCATAAAATCCAACATGAAAACTTAAATCTATATTGTCGCTAACTCCTACCGCAGTGTCTATTGAATAATAAATTTCATCTGCAAAATCCATTTCCCAATCAGCATCAGCTAAAATATTTGCTCCTAATGTAAAAGCACCAATATCAACAGCAAGAGTTATTTCGCTAGAGTCATAACCTTCGTCAGTGTTATTTGGAAAAGCATAATATATGTAACCAACACTTAAAGCACCCATAGTATATCCAACATAAAGATCAAGTTCATAAGTCGTATTATCACCAAAATCTACATTAGAAACCCAAGCACCTGCCCAAAGACCTGAATCACCTGAAATATCGATACCACCTGAAACAGCAGCACCTTTCCCTTGAGACATTCCTCGCCAAACATACTCATTTGTAATTGAAGCATTCCATTCAACATCTGCTTGAACGACTCCTGACATTAAAAAACTTAATAGAATTGCACATATAAACTTTTTCATTATTTTTCCTTTTTAGTTATTTTGTAGGTATAAAATTTCAGATATTTTCATAGCTGTAGCTTTAGTAGTCTTTAAATTTGCCGTAACTCCCTCTTGATAAGTTACCACCAATACTCCCCACGCATCATCTGTGGACATTATTGGACAAGCTATATTTGAAATTTGTCTATCTAAAGATGTGCATTGACTTAAAACAAAATGACCAATCACATATTCATCACCTTCCATAAAATATCCTGTTGGTAATAAATCTTCGCTATTTCTTGGCAGCATCATTAAAGGTACAACATTTCTTGCATCTACCCAATCATATAACCAAACAGATTGAATGTCCCTATCTGACCTTAATAATTTATTTACTAATTCTTCTACTTCAGTTTTCTTTTCCGGTTGCCCTTCAAAGACTTCTATAATCGGAATATTTTGGTTATCTTCATCAGCATTTAAATTAGTATATTGTTGAAAAGCAATATATGCAATTATAGCAACAACAACTAACCCTATTATTTTCATGGCAAAAGCTGACCATGATTGCTCTGGTGATATAATTCCTTTAACTATTTCAATAATTTTATTCATTTTCCTCCTCAATTGTTGTAGAATAAACTTCAGAAATATCTACTGCTGGTCCTGAAGTTTCTGATGGATTTACATCCGTTAAAAATGTAGCACCGCCAAACACATTGGTAGTTTCTACTAAATTAGTTTGTGCTTGTTTAGGTAATAGTTTCTTTGCGTAATTTTCTATAGCTTCTACTGCTTTTGCTACTTCTTTAGGATCAGATGAACCTAACAGTGTAGCTAATCTTTTTTGCACTTCTTCAGGAACTTTAGCACCTCTTATCAAATTAATAGTGTTTCTAATTAAACCGCTTGGACTCATACTATCAGCTACAGTATCTATAAAACCTATACCTTCTCCTGTTTGATCATATACTTGTTCTGCTGCTAGTCTTTTGGCTGTAGGAGAACCTCCTGTTATTTTACTTATTTGGGCAAACAACTGTGATTCTCTTAACATTGCTTGTTCAAATAAAGCAAAAGATTCGTCTCCTGCTGCAGGGAAAAGCATTTGAATTTTCTTTTGCATGTCTTGAGAACCAAATAACCTTTTAGCAAAGTTAGCATCAGTTGCATTTTTAGTTATCATATCTAACATATTTCTAGTTGCTCCTATGATAAATGCTTCAGTTTCACCATCACTAAATTTTTCAAATCTTTTAGCAATTTCTTCTGGAGAGAATTTTCTAAAATCTTTTTTACCTAGCTCTAAAGCATTTATAACTTCTATTTCTCCGGCAAAAACTTTTCTAGCTTCTTTATAAGCTGATTTTCCATCTACTTCAGTCACTTCATCAATAATCTTTACATATTGATCTCTTAATTTTTTCAATGCAGTTCCTTGATTGCCTTTACCTGCTTTAAATAAACGATTTATTTCTTCGTCTAACCCTCTTTTTAAATAATCTAAAGTTCTTACATCAGGTAACACTTCAGCTTTACCGTCTACTATTTTATAAGGAGTTAATGCGAATTTACTTCCGTCACCGCCTGCTAATATATCAGCATCTACTTCAGTTTGAGAAATTTTCTTAGCATTAGCAAATGCTCTTTTAAATTGAGGATTATTCTCTAAAAGGTCTAATATTCTTGGATCATCTACTGTTCCAAATTCATATGCTTTATCATATGCTTTACGTGCATTAAATCTTAAATTACCAGCTAACTCATCTGCAGTGTCAAAATAATTTTTATCTGTTATATCATCTTGAATTTTTCTTATTATTCTTTCACCTTGATTACCTTTTTGAGTTAATAAAATATCAGCTAATTCATCTCCTGCTTCTCCTCCTTTATTAACTATAACTTCACTTAATGCTCTAGTTCCTTGATTTGCTGTACCTATTGTTACAGGTACATTTAGCTCTATACCTTTTGCCACTTCATCTACTACATCTTGAGGAGTACCACCATTTTGTATTATAGCTTCGTATAATCTTTTAAATGCTGCTTCATCTAAAAACTGAGCATTGTTACCCAATCTTTCTTTTAAAAAATTATAAGTTCCTTTTACACCTCTAATACCTCCTGGTATAATTAAACCTAATGTTCCTCCAAAAACACCGCCTATAGTACCACCAACACCTCTGTCACCTTGATCAGCAGTTCCTGCTCCAGTTACTACTCCTGTTGGCACGCCTACAGCAACTCCTCTACCGAAAGGATTTTGTAAAAATCTATTATTCTTAACCAAATTTGCTATTTTTGCTAAATTACCTGCTGTTCTTACACCGCCTGCTGCTGCCAAAGGTGCTGTTGTTCCACCACTAAAAGGAGTAGCTACCATTGCTGCTACTGTAGGTGCAAATCCTCCTGCAAGTTCACCAATTAAAGCTGTTCCAGGATTTTCATCATAAAATCTATCATAGCTTTCTTGTATCATAGCTAATTCTTCTTCATAAGTTTCTGGTCCTCTTAATGATCTTAATTTAGCTTCAATTTCATCTCCCCAACCCATGGCTAAACCTTGACCAAGAGTAGCCCTAGCTAAATTACCAAAATAATTATCCGTCATTATTTAGTCCTCCTAAAGTATGTACCAGATTTAATGTCATCTCTTTTATTTTCAGATTTCTTTAATACAGATTCCATAGCTGTTAATGCATTTTCTAAAATTTGTCTACGAGCGTCTATACCTTTACTTTCAATACCTTGTATTTTTAAGATAGCTTCTCTTTCACCATCAGAAATGTTACCGCCAAAGGTCGCTTTTAATTGAGTTAAACCTGCTTTAGCTAATAAATTTTCTAATTCTTCTGATGCTTTATATTTAGGATCATTCGGATCTAATAAACCTTTAGCTTTCTCCATCCACACTTGATAGAAATTACCAGTAAATGCTAGATCATTTAACTCTAAAGCTCTTCTTAAATCTGTAACTGCTTTATCTGCTGCTTGTAGCTTAAGATCGTTTTTCTCTAATGCGCTTATTTCAGGATTAGTTAATGTATTTGCTTTTTGTTCTAATATTTTTATTTCTAAATCTCTTGTTTTCTGTTGGTTATCATAATACAATTTTATAAATGTGTTATAATCCTCACTACCTCTTTCATATCCCATGTCCGCAGCAAGTTTAGCTGCTTCACTTTTAGGTTTATTAGCATCATATTCTCTTTCATCTTGTAATACTTTAAGATCATATGCTCTTTCATCTTGTAATTTGAAATACTCTTCTTCAGATTCAAAAATCATTTTTACATAATCATTCATAGTTTCTTTTTCATATTGAGATAACTCTTTAACACCTGCTAATCTATCTTTTAATATATCTACACCGTATTGGAGACCTTGAAGTTTTAAAGCATCTCCTTCTTGAGCAGCTTCTCTTGTTTCTTTTTTAATATTTCCTAACTCTTTACCAGCTAAAGCTAAATTCTCCATAAAATGACCACTTTGAGTAGGAGTTCCAAATGCTGATGCTAACCTAAAATATTTTTCAGCATCACTAGGACCTCTTGATTGAGTGTTAGCCATAGTATTAATCATTTCCATAAATGCAGTTTGTGAGTCACCTAATTGAGTGCTTAAGTTAGCTATTTCTGCATCATAAGATGTAGGTTGATTTAACATACTTCTGAGTTCTTCAAACCTAGTAGTTCTAGCAGCAGGTTCCATATTTTCACTAACTAGACTATCTAGATCAGTAGATTCTTCAATAACATCTATATCTACCTCCTCTACATCTCCTCCTTCTTGAAAAGGAATCCTTGCTCTTATTCCATATATATCTTCGTCACCGAAATTTTGAGCATACAAATTTAAATAAGGATTAGGGTCATATTGTAAACCTAGACCACCAAATTTATCTATTGTTGCTCTTACATTATCTCTTCCTAACCTCAAAGCATCAATACTGTTATCACCGACATCTACATCAAAATCAAAACCATAATTTCTTCTTGAAGGACTATATGAGTTTGTATAGCGACCTTCTCCCAAAGTATACCATTCATCTCCTGATTTAGGTCTTGTTCCTGTTACAGTTATTTCGTCTATTGATCCTCCTTCTTGAAAACCATAATTTTTAAGAACTGCATCTACATTAGGATTAGCTCTTCTTGCTTGCCTAAGTAAAAGTTTATCACCAAAACTCATATTAGCGAGTAGAGCATTTTGAGCTAAAGGACCTAATACTGGAACACTAGCTAAACCTCTTGCTGCTGCTCCTGTAATATCATAAAGTTTCTTTGCTCCTCCGTATAATGCATTTTTCATTTCATCAAATGTTTGACCTTGATATCTAACATCTCCTGGAGCTAAATCAGATGCTTTTATTTCTATATTTTCTACATCTAATTCTATTGGATCAAGAACATTAGGTTCAAAAGCCATAACTGGTTCGTTACTACCTGCATAAACATTACCTGGTATATTCATCATAGCTTGAGAATAATATTCATCTCCTGTTGTAGGTCTAATTCCTCTTACAGTTATATTGTCAATTCCTGCAGGTCCTCCTGCATTATACCCACCGTATGCTTGAGTAAAATCAAAATTAGTATAATCAATTAGATCATTACCAACCCCACCTATAATGCTATCATTTCCAGCACCGCCAGTTATAGTTTCACTTGAATCAACAGTGTCACTTGAATCAACAGTTACATTATTTATACCCATACTGTCAGTATTCCATATTAAATTTCCATCATCATCCCATTTATATCCCATACCAGCTGTTAGTCCTGGCACATTACTGAAATTTAACCCTAAAGTATTTCCTCCTGTTATACCGCTCAAGTCAAAGCCCGGAGGAAGAGTTATAATATCATTACCTCCACCGCCAACAATTGTGTCGCCATCACCGTCATCATTAATCACTTCTTCATAAATAGGGTTAGTTAAAATATCATCATAATAACTACCTGTTAATTCCATATTACTAAAAGCATCTTCATTTATAGAATAACCACCAGTAGGAACTTGATAAACTTCACCAGTAACAGGGTTAGTTATAAATTCAAAAGCCTGTGTAACAATCGCTCCTGGTGGAGGTGGTTTAATCCAATCAGGAAGGTCAAGACCAGGACCTCCTCCAATCATTTTATCTTTAGTGCGTAAAGGAGGTTTAGAAGTATCAAACTGAGTTTGAGAATACATAGGAGTTCCTAACACTCTTTTATCATATTCTTTACTATAAGTATCATATGCTGCTTTATCTTTTTCAGTTTTTCCTAAGTATGGTGCTTTACTTGCCGTGCTTACACCATATTGTTTCATTAATCTATTTAAATTTGCACCCATGATATTCTCCTATGATGTTAATCCTTTATAAGTAGCTAAACCAGTGGCAACTTGTGATAGCGGTGAAGGACTATAAGTACCTCCTGTAGTAGATTGAGCAGTTGTTTGCTGCTGCGGAAGAATAGGAGCTAAACCTCTTACTTGAGAACTTAACCAATCCATCTGTCTTTGCGGATATAACTGCGCATCTAAATACTCTTTTTCTGCCGCAGAAAGTTGAGTTTGAAGTTGTCTTTGTTGTGCTTGTCCTGCTGCTTCCAATGCTGCTAAATCTGTATACGCCATACTTTGCTCTTGCGCTGCTAAGTTTGCTAAGGATCCTAAAGCATCCATTTGTCTTCTCATATCTGCTGCTTCTGCTTGCTGTGCAGTTGATGCTGCTTCTAAACCGAACTGCTGTTGCTGTGCTCCAGCTTGAGTTCTTGTTTGTCCTAAGTTAGCTAAATTTTGCATTTCAGATGATGCTACCTGTGCTTGAGTCTGACCTAAGTTAGCTAAGTTTCTCATTTGAGCGTCAGTTAATTGACCTGTTTGACCAGCAATATTACTTAATGCTGATGCTTGAGTTCCTGTAATACCGCTTAGATCTTTACCTATACCTGCCAATCTAGCAGCATCTTGACCTGTTAACTGCCCTGCAGTTTGTCCTAACTGAGCATATTGACCTGCTCCCTGTAGTCCTCTTGATAAATCTGCTCCTGAAATACTTCCTACTGTACCTGCTAATTGTGCTTGTCTTGCTTTATCTGCTTGAGATGCTCTTAATGCTTCAGCATATCCTTGTGCCGCAACAGGTGCTTGTTGTCTTAATATTGCTTCTTGTGTATCTCTTAATGCTCTTGAACCAAACTCACCCATACCTCTACTACCAAATTGACCAGCTTTAATGAAAGCATCTTGAACTCCTGGTAATAAATTTTCTGTTAAATTTCTTGTGCCTTGAGCAGCTATCGTATCAAGAACATTTTGTTGATAAGGATTCATATAATCTGCTACATCTGTAACAGCAGTTTGACTGGCAGAAGTTAAATAAGGATTAGCAGCAGTCAATGCTCTTTCTGCTAATGTTTCAGCTGTAGTAGTTTGAGATTGGCTTAGATAAGGATTAGCAGCATTCAGACCGCTCATCGCAGCAGCGTCAGTTAAATATCCTTTACCTGCTCCTACTATGTCTCTAGCTGAACCTGCTGCTTCAGTTAATAAAGGTTGAGCCGAACCTATAACATCTAATTGACTTGCTTTATTTAATGCTGCTTGAGAAGATTCCATAGGACTAATTCTACCTGCTCTATCAAATAAATCTTGTCCTGCATCTAAATTAGCACCTACTAAATCTTGCCTTAGATATTGAGCTTGCTCACCTCTTAAACGATCGGCAGTACCTGCGGTAGTCATACCTTCCATACCAGCTGATGCTTTATCTAATTGAGCCTTACCTGCTCCTTGCCTATCTTCAATACCTGCATATGCTCTTTGTTGTAACGGAGATAGATCTGCTACTGTGGGAAGATCATAACTTTCATATGGTTTATTGGCAATGTTTTGTGCCCATTGAACTTGATTGTAAATGGCATCTTGCATCCATTTAGGCGTCTCCGTACTTTGTGTGGTATATGAGGTTGCTGCTTGTGGCGTGCCTTGAAATATACTACCCATTATGCTACTCCTTTTAAATATTGTAGTGGGGATTTAGCATCCGCACTGAATTTACCTTTAACTAATTTTTTACCTTTATGAGCTCTTATCTCTTCTCTCATTTTATCTAATGCACTTGCTCCTGCTTTATTAGAACCATCACCTAACATTGATACAGTTTCGGCATCTATAACATATTCTCCGTCACTTAAATAAGCAGGTATGTCATCAGATCTTCCTGTCCCTTTACCTCTTATATAAGATAAAGGTCCTCCTCTATTATAACCTGTGCCTGCAGTACTATCATATTGACCAGAAGTTATTCTTGGCCATTCAGTCGCCATGTATGCTGAAAGACTCATGTTAGCATTATTAGCATCTCTTCTTAATGAATCCCAATCCCAGCTTACACTAGGTCTATTAAAATATTCTTGTTGTTCTGCTGATAATGAGCTAGCTGCTTGTGCGATATCTGGTGGTGTTTCCATTGCGCTCATTGCAGTTAACCCTAATAAACCAGCTTCTACTGGATTAGTTTTTACCCAATCCCATGTTTTACCTAAAAATCCTGTCTGCGCTGCATCTCCTGCATCAATAACAGGTAAAGGTTGCTCTGTTACAACAGGAGTTTCTACAGCAAGATCATCTGCAACAACTTCTTCAACAGCCGTTTCTGTAGTTCCTTCTCCTGTATTTTCTTTTTGTACTACAGTTTCTTCAATTTGACCTACTACAGCTTCTGAAGGTTTAGAAAAATAATTTTTAGCTCCTCCAAACACACCAGCAGTAGCACCGCCAACCACGGCATCTTTAGGATCATACCCTGCTATCAACATGTCTCCTGTTACATTAACTCCTGATTGTATACCAGCTTGAAATGGATTTGTCGGAGCAGTTGGTGCCAAATTCTTTAATAATTGACCACCAGCTCCTTGCACTGCTCCTTGTACGAATCCGTCTCCAGTGAGTTCTCCTGCTACTCCACCTACTAATCCGCTACCTAAAGTAGCAGCAGCAGGTGCGGATAGTCCTAATCCTAAACTTTCATCTACAAAGCCACCTACAACATCTCCTAAGCCAGCACCTACACCACCAAATAATGCTCCTTTAAGTGGATCACCGCCTGTTAGTGCTGCCGTCCCTGCTCCTAATAATCCTCCACCTACAACAGCAGCAGCCGTACCACTTAACCCTATAGCTCCACCGATAGCTGTTCCTAACCCAGGAGCAAATATTGCTAAAGCAACAGGTAAAACTTTTTTGAATACTTTTTTAAGACTTTTATACTCTACTATTCCTGTATTTGGATTAACAGTTCCTTGCCCACCCATTCTTCTTAATATTTCTGCTTCTCGAGGATTAATATGAGCAAGCATGGAATCTCCACCTTGACCCAGAGTAGCTTTTCTACCTGCTACAGTTAAACCACCTCTAGAAAAACCTTTAGCATTTAATCTATC